GCTTCAATGAACTGGAGGAAGAACTGACCAGCTTCACGACCTACGGCTATGTTGGAGGTGACAGCCCCAACCGCGCTGATGCGCTGATATGGTGCCTTGCTGAACTATTCCCATCCGTGGTCAGACCAAGGAAGGAGCAGAAGCCGGTTACGGTCCCCAGCCTCGCAACCGCTTTCAATCGCCGCTGACCGATGGTATAGCAATACCCGCCTGACCGCACCCCAGGCGCTCGCTTGACAACAGGGGTGCGCCTTGACGACAGATACCGAAGCCGAACCGCCCGTTCTCCAAAGGGCGCTTCTCCAGTTCAACACGATCAGCAGCGCCACGCGTGACGAGCGCATGATGAGCCTGGAAGATCGGCGCTTCGTGTTCATTCAGGGCGCGCAGTGGGAAGGCGATTGGGGCGAGCAGTTTGAGAACGGTATCCGTGTCCAGATCAACAAGACCCAGCGCGGCCATGACAAGATCATCAACGACTATCGGGCCAACCGCTTCACGGTCAATTTCCGCCCCGTCGACAGCAACTCAGGCGATGACACATCCGAACTACTGAACGGCCTGCTTTATGCGGATATCTACCGCTCCAAGGGGCAGCAGGCGTTCGACAATGCATTCTCGGAAGGCGCATCCGGAGGCATGGGCGCTTGGCGCCTGTGCAACGAGTATGAGGATGAATACGATCCCGACAATGAGCATCAGCGCATAGGCATTTACCAGATCGTTGACGCCGATCAGCGGGTCTATTTCGATCTCGACAGCAAGCTCTACGACAAGTCAGACGCGCGCTACGCCTATGTGCTGCACAGCATGACGCCGGAAGCCTTCAAGGACGAGTATGGTGACAACGCGCTGGCGACATGGCCGGAGAACCGGGCACGGGCAAACTGGTTCGATTGGTTCCGGCCAACGATCGTCTATGTCGCGGAATATTATGAGGTCGAGGAACGCAACGAGGAGTTGCGGATCTACAGCCGCAAGGCCACTGGCGAGGAATTCAAATATTGGGCGTCAGAAGTCTCGGAAGAGATGGCGACGGATCTCAAGAACCGTGGCTTCGAGGTCCGCAAGACGCGCAAGGTCAAGCGCAAGCGGGTGCACAAGTGGCTGCTGTCCGGTGCCGAAGTGCTGGAGGATTGCGGCTATATCGCCGGCTCCTGCATCCCGATCATCCCTTTCTACGGGAAGCGGGTGTTCATCGACAATATCGAGCGGTTCAAGGGACATGTGCGGGACGCGAAAGACCCAGCCCGCGTCTATAACAGCCAGATATCCAAGCTGGTCGAAACAGCCAGCCTTGCGCCGCGTGAGGTGCCGATCTTCGCGCCTGAGCAGATGGAGGGGCTGTCCACGCATTGGGCGCGGATGAACATCGATCGCCATCCCTATGCTTTGGCACACCCGATCACCGATCCGCAGTCGGGGGCAATCGTCCAGACCGGCCCCATCGGCAAGATCGAAAGCCCACAGCTTTCCCCTGTGCTTGGGGCATTGATCCAGCAGACCGGCAACGACATCGCGGAAATCACCAACGGTGATGACGGCTCGATGGAGATCAAGTCCAACGTCTCGGCCGATGCTATGGACATTGCCAGCAGCCGGGTGGACGCGAAATCCTTCATCTACACGGACAATTTCAGGCAGTCGATGCAGCGGTTCGGCGAGGTCTATTACGCCATGGCAAAAGAGGTCTATATCGAGGAAGGCCGCGAGGTCCAGAAGATGGACGAGGACGGCGAAACCGAGACAGCGACCTTGCATGAGCTTTACACCGATCCGAACACGGGGGTTCACGGCAAGCGCTACGATTTGTCCGTGGGCCGGTTCAATGTCATTGCCGATGTGACGGAAGCGACCGCGACCCGGCGCGATAAGACGGTTCGCACGATGATGACGCTCGCGCAGGCATCCACGGCTGTCCAGTCGCCGCAGATCGGGCAGGCTGCGCTCCTGACCGCAATCAAGAATATGGATGGCGAAGGCATCGATGGCTTCAAGGACTTTGCCCACAAGATGGCTGTCCAGCTTGGACTGGACGAGCCGACCGCTGAAGAACAGCAGCAGGCGCAAAACCAAGAGCAGCAGCCCGATCCGCAGTCGGTGGCGCTTATGGCCCAGGCACAGGCGTTGCAGGCGCAGGCGGGCAAGCTGGAGGCGGATACCAAGCTCAGCAACGCCAAGGTCGTGCAGACGTTGGCAGATGCACAAAAGACCGCAAACGAAGCAGGCCAGATTGCGCAGCAGCCGTTGCCGGAACAGGCTCCGAATCAGCAGCCAGCCATCATTCCTGATATGTCAAGGGCGGCTTGATGCGAAGTTGCGAAGCTGATATGCAAAGTGGGCTTTAAGCGCAAAAAACGGGGATCGCATGGACAACGATGAATTGCCGCCTGCCGAAGGCGAGGACGTTCTGGATCTGGTTGATGAGCAGGAACCTGATGACCAGCCAGAGGATCAGGAAGAGGCCCTGATCGGTTTCGCGGACGAGGAAGGTGCGGACGAGGAAGAAACGCCCGTCATCAAGCGCCTCCGAGAGCAGAACCGGGAACTGGCGAAGAAGTTGCGCCAGCGCAACGCACCGCAGAATGACGATGCGGATCCCGAGCCGGTTGTTCCATCCCGCCCAACGCTTGCCGATCATGACTATGATCCCGACCGCTATGAAGCTGCGATGGTGGCCTATGATCAGGCCAAGGACGACCACCGCGAATGGGAGCGCCGCGAGGACACGCGCAAGTCCGCCCGTAATCAGCAGCAGGACGAGCGTGCCCGCAAGGTTGAGCAGCAGAAATCTGCGCTTGGCGTTCGTGATTTCGACGCGCGGGCGGGTGAGGTCAAGGATCGGCTGTCCGATGCGCAACTCGCCATCCTGATCGAGGGGGCGGATAATCCGGCGCAACTGATCTATGCGCTCGGACGGTCACCTACCCGGCTCGAAATGCTGGCCGGTGAGGACAATATGGCGAAGTTCGCGGTTATGCTGGGCCGCCTCGAAAAGGATATCAAGGTGAGCAAGAAATCCCCTCCCCCGCCTGAATCCGGGCGCGTTCGCGGCGCCACCGCTTCGGTTTCCATGGGTGACAAGGAACTGGAGCGGCTGGAGAAGGAAGCGGAACGCACGGGCGATCGGTCGAAGATCATTGCCTATAACAGGGCCAAGCGTCAGGCCGCTTGATTAAATCCATGGCGGGTGGTATCTGAATACCGCTCGCCACCATACAGCGACCACCGGCTGCAACAGGTGAGAGGCAAGCAAACAGCCCGGAGCACGCCTCCGAGATCGGTACAAATCCTTTCTCGTGAGGCATTATGGTTAACTCCTTTTCCAAAGAAGAGCGCGTTGCGTTCGATCAGGTTTTCGAGAAGTTCGAAGACGGCCTGGTCGTTTCCAAACTGTTCAACAAATATCAGCTTGACGATGTGACCGCCGAGCGCACGGGCAACACCATCTGGCGTCCGATGCCCTATATCGCGCAGTCGTTCACCGGCTTGGATCAGTCGGCCAACTTCAACCGCAACTATACCCAGCTTTCGGTTCCGACCACGCTCGGCTATACCCATTCGGTCCCGCTGACCCTGTCGGCCACCGAACTGCGCGACCTGCTGCAGGAGAAGCGCCTGGGCGAAGCGGCAATGCAGCGGCTTGCGAGCGACATTAACATCGACTGCTCGAACCTCGCTGCCCTGACTGGCACCGTGTTCGTCAAGCGTTCGTCGGCTGCGTCGGGCTTTGATGACCTTGCCGCCTGCGACAACGCCTTCAACCGCGTCGGCGTGCCGATGGATAGCCGCAAGGCGCTACTGTCGTCTGGCGATTACAACAGCATGGCCTCGAACCTTGCTACCTCGACCCGTTCGTTCGGCAATGACATTTCCGATCCGGCCCTTCGCAAGGCCTATGTCGGTCCTGTCGCCGGCTTCGAGACTTACAAGCTGGATTATGCTTATCGCAAGGCTGCCGCTGCTGGTTCGGGCATCACACTCAACGCTGCCAACCAGTATTACACCCCGAAGGCGACCAGCACGGCGGCGACGGGTCAGGTCAGCAACGTTGACAACCGCTTCCAGCAGATCACGGTCAACTCGACCACGAGCGTGGCAGCGGGCGATGCCTTCACCATCGCGGGCGTCAATGAGGTGCATCACATCACCAAGGCGGACACCGGATCGTCCAAGACCTTCCGCGTCATCTCGGTGGATTCCAGCACCACGATGACGATCAGCCCGCCGATCATCTCGGGCGGCGGCGGCACCGATCCGGAATTGCAGTATCAGAACGTCTCGGCCACTCCGGCTTCGACGGCTGCGATCACCTGGCTCAATACCGTTGCTGGTTCGGTCAGCCCGTTCTGGCAGGCCGACGCCTTCGAGATCGTTCCGGGCAACTACCGCCCGAACGAAGATGCCGGCCTTGCGATCCTGCGGGCTACCACTTCGCAGGGTGTGACCGTCACCATGGCGCGTCAGGGTGCGATCGGGGATCTGTCCTGCAAATACCGTTGGGACGTGTTCTACGGCCTCGTCAACAAGCAGCCGGAAATGACCGGTGCCATGATGTTCAGCCAGAGCTAAGGGAGTAACTGAAATGGCATCCACTTACGTTGCTCCGTACACGCAGAAGACCTTCACGGTTTCCGCGTCGAACAAGCTCGCCACCTACAGCGCGGCGGCCTATCAGGTCGACAAGCAGGTTGGTTATCCGACCTTCCCGACCACGATCAACAACGTGTTCGCAGGCTCTGGCGGAAATGTCACCACGGCGTTCTCTGCTGCTACTGTCGTGATCGTCACGGCTGGCTCGCAGGCGGTGTTCTATAATCAGGGTACCGACGCAACGGTCTATGAGCGCGGCAATTACCAGCCGACGCCCGGCACGCTGAACGCTACCGGCACGCTCACCATTGCGCTGATCCAGGGGGGCATTGTCACCTCCACGACTGCCGCAGCGGTGACGGCCACGCTCGATACCGGAACGGTCTGCGATGCGGGCCTGACGATGGCGGTTGATGAATCGTTCGACTGGACCGCGATCAATACTGGCGGCGCGAACGCCTTCACCGTGACGGCTGCGACCGGCCATACGATCGTCGGCGCTGCGGCGGTCGCTGCCAGCACTTCCGGGCGATTCCGCACCCGAAAGACGGCGGCGAACACCTTCGTCACCTATCGCCTGTCGTGATGATTAGCGGCGGGGCTTCGGTCCCGCCGTAACCTTTGGAGGCCCCGATGCAGTTCCCTGCCATGCTTTATAAGCCCGGCTCCATGTTCGAATGGGACGGCGAGATGTTCGATTACGTCATCGTCAACGATGAAGAAGAGGCGGAGATCGCGCTGTCTGACGGATGGAGCGTCGGCAAGCCTGACCCGCTGGACCATGACGGGGACGGCAAGA